GGTTGACGTTTAACGAGCTCCTAGAATAGGTTAGCTCTTATTTAAAAGCTCAAGATCTTTTTGAGCTAGTTTTCCGCCTTCAATGATAGACTGTAAATGTCCTCGGATTTTATCGACCATATTATAAGCCATCCAAAGGGATCTACGTTTTTCATCGTCAGTAAAACTTGTATTAAAGATCTCTTGTCTATAAGTTTCTAAGAGATCTTCGAATGCGGTTTTAAGAAGTGGATCCTGTAGTAGGACCTGGGCTTGTTTGCCCTTTCTTATCTGCTGTTCTATTTTGTTCATCACCAAAGAATTGTTGTTGTCCCTTAACAATCTCTTTCATTAAATCTCCAGATTTCTTAAGGTCTTCTGTTTCTAACATAGATCTACGCTTAAGTTCAAGCTCATCTATCTTAGATCCGTATTTAAGTTCTAATTCTTTAATCTTAATTTCGAAGTCAAGCAGCTGTTGTCTCATTCTGCCTTCAATTTCTTTTAGTGTTACATTCGCATTTAACTGTGCACGTTGGTTTTCACCTTGTACTTGTGCTAATGTAACTTTTTCAAATTCAGTTGGTGGTTTAGGTGGCAACTGAGGCATTTGAGCAGCACCTACGTCAGGATCCATGAAATAGGGTTCTATTCCATTTAAGCCTGCGTTCTCTATTAGTTTCTTTAAACTATTATATATATTCCTAAGATTAACCATGGGACCAAATGTATTTTGTTGTAAGTTTATTGCTTGCATTTGTCGTTCCAAGATTGCGTTAAGAAGAATGAGTTGTTGTTCTTTAGATCCTGTTCCTAAACCTACTTGAACAGTTACATTAACTCTATCTTTCCATTCGTAAGGTCTCATAGGAATATACTTGCCTCTAATTCTTACGATTTTTTCTTTTTGTTGGTACTTGCATACCAGTTCAAATATTTTTAAAGCTAGATCCTTTACACCTGTTTCAGCAAAGATTCTGGCGATTAACTCCATTCTCATTTGTGATTGTGTCAGAATTTGGTTTTGACCAGTCGCTGTTTTATTTAAGGTATTTGAATCTAGCCCTTGTGATTGTCTTGTTATTCCTGTTCGTGTTTCTTTAACAGAATCAAGGTAACTTAACATTCCACTTGCTTGTTCAGTAATCGGTTGTGCTGGAAGAGGCATCATAACATTCGATGGTGGTTGTTTCGTTCTAACAATTCCACCTGGTCTATTAGTTAAAAGGTCATCCATCG